AGATTTATGGCATAACAACTCTTCGGACAAATCTTTATCAAGTAAAAAATGGCGACCAGATTTTCATTTATTACTTAAAATACTTTTTTATAGCACATTTACTGATGATAAAAGGCACGATGAATTTATGTGGGTAAAAGGTATTGATGAAGAAGATATAGATATTTTAATATTTTTACATAAAATGCACAAAGCACCTTTGGAGAAACAGCGGATAGACCATATTTATGATATGATTAATGATACAACTACGTTTAATGGAGTTTGCACAGTAGATAATCATTCTCGGATTTATAAGGGTTCGACCTTATGGTCCAACATATTGGAATATACATTTTACGGATTTACCCATACATATCTCTCATTTCGCCATATGTCATAGGTCGCCCTGTCTTTTGTTCAAATTCTTTCGCACCTTCTTTGATAATATTCAAAAACGTGTTTGCATTCGAACTAGGATCAGATAAAGCTTTAACCGTCTTAATTTCACCTTCCTTTTCTAACTTGTCTTTTAATTCTTTCTCCATTCTATTACATAATATTAGTAAATTTTTATATTATTTCATCAATTTTATATGTAAAAAAAATCCTGGGTAGATTGGAATCCATTGAATGACGAACTGGCCGAATAAGTATACGCACCAAAGTTCTCCAAATATACCCAATCACCCACATATAAGTTCGGTAACATTATATTTTCTGCTAACAAATCCATACTATCACACGAATATCCAAAAATTCGGGTTGGATAGACGGTATTGTAAGGGGGCTGAAAGCCCCCTACTAACTTATCCGGGGAAGTTTTGTCCGAGCCCTTCGTTAATGGCTTGAAATCAGGAATATAACAATCAAATATGATGCAATTGAAGGAATTATACACACTTTCATTCACTGTATATACCATCGTCATATTATCATCTGTAATACATTTTTTACCTATAACTTGGAGAACCAAGGTATGGCTTGTCTCAACAAAATAACGTCCAGGTTCAGCAATAAATTTCACAGTTTGGTCCAACATTTCATTTCCAAAAAAGAAATCGATTCCCTTATTAATATTGGATGCTGCATCTTCAAAATTATCCAAGATAGAGAACCCACCACCAATATCTATAATGCTTATTTGAATGCCGATTTCCTTGGCAATATCATAGGCAGATTTACATTCTTGGATTGCATAATAATATGTCATTGCTGACATACACTTGCTTCCGACGTGAAAACTGAAGCCAACTACATTCAGTTCGAGAACTTGTGATAATAAAAGAAGTTGTTTCACATTTTTTAATAAACAACCAAATTTTTTGCTGAATTTCATTTTACTTTTACTATCATCTACAGATAATCGGAGAACCAAACGTGCTTTTGGATGGTATTTTTGTATTTTAAATAATTCTTCTTCACAATCAAAGGTCATCAAATCAACCGATTTTTCTTGAGCATAACGTATATGATCCGGAGTTTTACAAGGATTTGCAAATATAATACGATTTGGATCCTGAGTAACATCTAATATTTGTTGGATTTCAGATTGACTAGCACAATCAAAATTAACCCCCAAATTATTGAGGGTTTCGATAATACGCGGATTAGGATTGCATTTTATGGCATAATAAGGTTTTACTGTTGGTAATAGTTTTGACCATTGTGAATACATTTCTGATATTTTCCCTAAATCGACAAGGTAAAACCTAGTTATATCTTGGTTCTCGTTGATAATATCTTGTATAACGCAATCCATATAATATATTAGAGATTGATTATATCCTTTGGTTGGCTTTTGTCTTACTCATACATTCATTATATTTCTTATGTAAGTCGTTACAAAATACGTTTTCATTATCCGTAACACATATTATAAATTTGTTAAAATCCTCTTTACACGGACTATAATGTAAGGGCTCTGGATGTAGAGGTTGATCAATAGTTGTAGGTTTCGAAGAACCAAATACCGAATCGACCGCTCTATGACCGATAGATGAACCGGCTCCAAAGGCGAACCCATCTATTATTGTGGATAAAAAACCCGGCTTTTTTGGTAAGGGAGGAGGGATCGAAGGTGTTGGATACACTTTGGTCGAATTTCTTTTTGGATGATAAGTTGTTATGGGGCTCGGCATATATATTTTATATATATGTTATTATTTATATATTTTTACCTGCATAACAAGGTAATATATCAATGTCCATAATAATCGCATTTTTTGTTAATTTCTTAACCAAAAATTTCTGGAAAAATGGGAATGTTAATTGTTCTTCAGGAGTATGTTGATGAACGGTTCTCGCAATCATCTTATATAACTTAAAATTAGGATAACGTTCTTCACCGTTTCGTTTATATAATACATTTTTTCCCTGATCGTTTGTACACCATCGATACACTGTTTTTTGCATTTCATCAAAGTTGGATACGGTTCTTGGATCATCGTCATCAATGATAAAATCATAAATAGAACAACCTAATCTACATAAATCAAAACTATAATTAGGATCTAAACGAGGTTTATTTTCGTTCATATAAGGTTCAGTATTATATTGAGTAGAGGCATCGCCTCCATCACCAAAACTATCACTGCAAAATATTTGGCCATTGAATTTATAAATACTTCTGCCAAAATCAATAATCTTGAATATTTTCCCGTAAGTAGGAACTTTATATAATTTTTTTTTATAACGATAGTAAATGAATTCCAAAGTTGTATTGGAGAACATTATATTATTGGTATGCAGGTCATTATGGGTAAAATGAAAAGATTTCTGGTAAACAATCAGGGACATAATTACCTGGAAAAGTGCGGATGCTGCGGTCTGGCTATTCATCTCATTCTTAACAAATAATTCGTCCATAGTACCATCACACCTTTCTAGACAAATCAATTGAATTGGAAAATTCTTTATAAAGGCAAAACGATTGATATCTTCTGTAGCAACCTCACTTTCTGTTTCAGACTCTGTTTCCCATTTTTCTTCTTCCTCATTGTCATCTAATTCTTCTGACGAATTTTCATTATCATCATTATCATCATCACTATCATCACTATCATCACTATTGTCAGATGAAGATGTCATCTTAGGATTAGTAGTCAATTCTTTCTCATAAACAACGTTGTTATTTGTATCAACATCTGCTTCGACCGTCATATCCGTGGGTATATCCTCGATGATTTCCAAGGCTCCCAAAGAAATATTATGTTTACTAGAATTATTTAAAATATTAAGTTTAATTTTGTTAGATCGAGAACCTATGTTTAAAAACTCATCTTCATCACTTTTAGTAAGGAAAAAATGTTTGTTTAGGTTCTCTAAGAAGTAATCTGAAGACTGTAAGAATTCTATATCATCGGACACATTGACTTTAAAAACATCTTGGATTCCTAACCAAGATCCGTAGTAATCAACGCCGTGGATAAATTGGTGTTGATGCATAAACATAGATGTCAGAAAACAGAAAAAATTGTCGATATAAGAGGCGTTGTTATAATCGATGATTTTTTGGATCGGTTTTTCGTCTCCATAAAGCTCTTCTTTAAACGCAGGTAATGTTAATAAACCAGGACTATTTTTATATTTACCGGTCATAAATCGGTAAGGATCAAGAAGAGGCGAATATTTAATAAATACAGAACGTTTAAGAGGTTCTCTATCTCCTATATCCAAAACTGTCGATGTATCTAAAAAATGAAATTTATGGTTTAATGAAATAGTATTGTAATTAGTATCGTTTAATTCGAAAAATTCGTTATAAATGGGGTTATAGTTTTGTATGCATCGGATAGAAAAAGGATTATAATCAAATTCTTGGTCTTCATTGGTAGAAGTATAAGAATCCTCTAAAGTTTTCAAATCAATCGATTTCGTTTTAATATAATTGATGCTGAATTTAGGGAGTTCTTGGTTCATTATATTAACAAAACTGTATATGTGGTTTACATATTAATATTTTAAAGTGTAAACGTAGTAAAGGTTTTTCTATGACATTGGGTCATAGAAAAACGTCTAGATCGTAGGATCCTCAATGTAAAAATGTTTTATAAAATATATACCGTGTCTAAATGACGCTACAATTAAAGAAATTTGATATGAGATCCATTACTTTCAAACCGGATGAAAATAAAGGCCCAGTAGTAGTTTTAATTGGTCGTCGTGATACTGGTAAATCTTATTTGGTACGGGATTTATTATTTTATCACCAAGATGTTCCTATTGGAACTGTGATTTCTGGTACAGAAGCCGGTAATGGCTTTTATGCTAAGCACGTGCCTAAATTATTTATTCACGAAGAATATAATACTGTGTTAATTGAGAACATTTTACGTCGTCAAAAAACGGTACTAAAACAAGTTAATAAAGAGATTGAGACTTACCGGAAGACTACTATTGATCCACGTACTTTTGTTATATTAGACGATTGTTTGTACGATCAAACTTGGACACGTGATAAGATGATGCGTCTTCTTTTTATGAATGGACGCCATTGGAAGGTAATGCTTGTCATTACTATGCAGTACCCCCTCGGCATACCACCGAATCTTCGTACAAATATTGATTATGTTTTTATATTGAGAGAACCTTATTTGACTAACCGTAAGCGAATCTGGGAAAATTATGCGTCTATGTTTCCAACATTGGAGAGCTTTTGTGCTGTGATGGATCAGACCACCGAGAATTTTGAGTGTTTAGTAATTAATAATAATGCCAAATCGAACAAACTAAATGATCAAATATTTTGGTACAAAGCCCAGGATCATCCAGATTTTAGGTTGGGTTCCAAAGAGTTTTGGGAAATTAGTAAAAATATGGGAGACGACTCGGATGGAGAAGAGTATGACCCGCAGAAAGGGAAGAAACGACAAGGACAGACGATCAATGTAAAAAAGACGAAATGGTAAAAAGACGAAATTACTTATTGAGATAACGATTATTTCTATATTTAGAGAATAATCGCGTAAGTTTCCAAAATAATCTTTGCGAATAGTGAAATTTCAAAAAAAAGTGGTTCTTGGTTTCTGTTGATAAGTATTTATTATCTCTGACCGTTTCTAGGGAATCAAATTTGGTTCTCGAATCAAATATCATATTCTCGTTTAGATAAGTCTGAAAAAGATTCTGAATAATAATATCCAGAAAGGGATTTTCGGTGGTTTTATTTAATATAATATTGCAAAATAGTTTCATCTAGTTTTCTTAATTCTCTGGTGCTAGCTAGACTACTTAACCAAATAATGTGATTACCTTTTATATATTTTTATATTTATTCCTTTTTATCTTTTTCGGAAATTTCCACTGTAATATTTGCACCTGTTTCGTCAACTACTAACTCGGAAGGTGTTTGTGCCGAAGCCACTACCGACTCATTATAAATCTTTGCGGTCGCTGCATCGGCCACTTCACGATCCTCAAAATCCACCTTCTCTTTCACACCGATCAAATTACCCTCTTCATCAATCGTCTGGGTAAGAACATTACCACTCTTTCTAGCTAACCGAACATTCTCCTCAATTGCTTTACGTTTGGTTTCCAACACTCGCTTATCAAACTCTTGTTTAGCGAAAGTTTCATTCTTAATCTTTTCCTGGTGTAATTGATTAAGTTCCTCCTCTAAGAACTGAACATTTCCAGTCTTGTATGCATCCGGATCCCAAGGAATCCAAATACCCACAGGACCTACAAAAATATCGTGATTAGGGTCTTGCTTACGAAGTGATACACATTTGTTTTGAGCTTCATCTTGGGAAGCATAAACCCCACGTACCTTCAATCCACGCACAGAGGTTTGGAAGGCGTGCTCTCTGTTAAATTGCTCATTTAACTTCTCCTCATTCTTATCTAAAAAGTTCTTATAATCGTCTTCTATTGTCGTTTTACGAAGCTTGTCCTCCTCTTCTTTAGTAAATTCTTTGAAATCAGCAATGACATCGTCGACCTTCAAATTATACTTAAAAGAGATGAAATGAACAAAATCCATATATCGCTCCATAGATTTAGAGAAATCCCATTGCTTGATAAATTGGTCAAAAACATAAGTTTCACGTTTCTTCAAGATCTTATCTGGTGACACAAAAGACATACAACAGAACTTTTG